AAAAAGTAAAAGTAAAACTAAATTAAAAAATATAAAAAAAAGTAAAACTAAAAAAAAAATATAAAAAGAAATAAAAAATATACAAAAAGAAGAAATAGAATGTGAATAAAATTGATAAAATATTTATATATAAATACTTATATATAAAATGATTATATATGATTTAATTCATAATAATTTTGGTATGGATATGAAACTAGTTTTACATAAATTAAAACAAGAAATTACTAGTTTTAAAAAAGAAAATCCAAATAAAAATTTTAATAGAGATATTAGAGGCAATATTGATTATACACCTCTACATATGTCAGTTTTACGAAATAATTTCCAGATTGTAAAATTATTAATTGAAGAAGGTGCTGATCCAACAATAAGAATATTACAAAGTGTTTATAAACCAAATGGTATTCTTGCGTTATATTTAGCAGAAAACTTTGGGAAAAAAGATATTTCTAATATTTTGAAACCATATACAGAAAAATACTATTTAGAAAATTCTTATTATAATAGTATTTTACATAGTAATATTATTAAAAATAAAATAAAATTACAAGATATAAAGTTACAAGATATATATTTCAAAATACATCCTTTTATAATGAATATTGAATTGATTAGAAATAAAATAGATTTAGAGTATTTACCAAATGAGATATGGATAAAAATACTGGAATTTTGCGAATTAAAAGATTTTAAAATATTAGTATAAGTTATATGATAATTAATATTATTTATATAGCAATTATTATGCTCGTTATTGATTCAATTTATTTAACTTTAATTAAAGGATTTTTCAACAAACAAATTAAAACTATACAGGGTTCAGATATTAAATTGAATTATTTAGGAGCAGCAATATGTTATCCAATTATGATTTTTGGTTTATATTACTTCATTATTAAAAATAAAAAAAATTATAAAAATAATTATCAAATTGTTAGAGATGCCGTAATTTTTGGTTGGATTATTTATGGTGTATATGAAAGCACTAATTTAGCAGTATTTAAAAAATGGGATTTAAAAACAGTATTAGTAGACGGAATATGGGGTGGTATTCTATTTGGTTTAACCACTTATATCTATCTATTAATTACTTGAAAATAATATAGTCAATTATAAATTATCTTCATGTTCGTCGTGAACATTCTGTGCTCTTCCAGAAGGATCTTCTTTAACACCCTCCCACGTTGTATTAGGTATCCAATATTTAGATACACTCTCACAATTTGGAAATAATTCCTCATATATCTTTCTATAATATAAAGCCTCCTTTGTCTTTGGAGTATTTATAGGATACTTATTATCTAAATCTAACATGTCGGTATCTTCTATATTCTTTTCCGTCTCCTTTATAAGTGAATCAACCCAGTTATAACCTACACCATCACTGAATTGCTCTTTCTGCCTCCATAATACACTATCCGGTAAATATTTATATCCTTCCGGATTCATACTCTCGACAAACGCCTTTCTAAGAATATATTTCTCTATTTTTGGTTGTCCTTTTTCCCTTTCTCTTATCTTTAAATCTGGTCTTATTGGAATAGCGGTTTCCAAAAATCTCTTATCCAAAAAAGGAACACGAACTTCAACACCCCACGCCATAGTACTCTTATTTGCCCGTAAACAATCAAAATAATGTAAGTTATTTACTCTATCAATACATTCTCTATGGAAATCTTCCTCACTTGGAGCATTATGGAAATATAAATAACCACCTAATATTTCATCTGCTCCCTCCCCTGATAATACCATTTTTATCCCCGAAGCTTTAATCATTCGAGTCATTAAATACATAGGAGTGCTTGCTCTTATAGTTGTTACATCATATGTCTCCAATTTATATATTAAATCACGAATAGCGTCAATACCTTCTTGGATAGTAAAATTAAACTCGTGATGAACTGTTTCCAGAAAATCCGCCACTTCTCTCGCATACTTTAAATCAGGAGCTCCTTTTAATCCTATAGAGAAAGAATGTAATTTTTCTCCCCAACCTTTCTTATCATTACTTCTTTCCTTTAAAATCTTATTTGTTATAGAAGTTGTTAAACTTGAATCTAATCCTCCACTTAATAAAACTCCAAATGGAACATCCGCCATTAATCTTTTATCAACCGCGTCTGTTAAAGCATTTCTTATTTTATCACATTGTTCTTTTTCAGTTATATCATAGTCTAAATTTAAAATGTTCTTTTCCATCCACATTGGTTGATAATATGGTACCAATTCTTTATTCTTTGCCATATAATGTCCCGGAGGAAAAATATGAATTTTACAATCTTTATCCCACATACGAATAGCTTTTAACTCTGAAGCAAAACAAAATTCCCCTATGGTATTGGAAGCATAATATAAAGGATTAACACCAATTGGATCTCTTGCTACAAAGAAATCATTATTTTCTTTATCATATAAGAAAAACGAAAATACACCGTCTAACATATCAACAAATGGTGTCCAATATTTCTGATATAATGGAATAATAACCTCACAATCACTCTTTGTCTTAAAATCATAACTACCTTGTACAACTATATCCTTTAACCCTTGGTGATTATATATTTCTCCATTTACTGTTAATACTATATTTCCATCCCTGCTTATTAATGGCTGGGCACCATTATCCACGTCAATAATAGAAAGTCTTTCGTGAGCTACTACAACCTTTTTTTCATTATCAATATGAATACCATTCCAATCTGGACCACGGTGTCTTAGAGTTTTAGAACATTCTAAGAATTTCTCTCTTTTTGTATCATAATCGTCGGAATGTTCATTTCCAACTACGGCAAAAATTCCACACATTTTCTTATCGAATTATATTAAAATAATTATTTATTTATTTAAATTATTTTATTTATTTTTTATTTATTTTCAAAAAACCTATATCTCAATAATAATATATTTTCAAATTTTTCCATAACATTTGAAAGGAAAAAAATCAAAACATCTATAATATTATCCCCTCTATCCATCATATTTTTAATTTTTATTTCATATAATTCTGTTTGTGAATCTTCTGCTGGTTCCTGAAATTTCCATAATAATCCATTTACATATTCCACCACTTTAACTAAATCGTCATATCTATAAACATTATGTTTAATCATTTGGTCAATTAATTCCACATCAATAACCTTATTGATTTCCTCTCTATATTCCACTTTATTTGGAACACAACTAACTATAGTATTAATAAGTTCTTTAAGATTGTTAATAAAGTTTAATGTTTCAGGGGGGTTTTTCTCTAAATCTTGTCGCATTATATCCCAAAATGATTTTTTCATGTTTTTATGAAATGATTTGACTAACTTATCTATAAATTCTTCTTGTTTTTCTTTATATTCTTCTCTTTTCAATAAAAGTTCATAATAACTTTTAAATTTTTCTTCGCCGTTTTTTTTATCTAATAAAATAATTTTTCTCATTGTTTTGTTTTTTTCAGATTCAACATTTTTTTTAGTTATTTCATATAATTCTTCCGAATTTTTATCACCTTCTTTTACTTCTATCTCTTTGAAATCTGTTTCTAAATTATACCATGATTTAGTCAAATTATAAATAAGACACTCTTTATCCATATCCTTCCAATCATCAAATCTTGATATATATTCACTATAATTATTCGTAAATTCGCCTATTCTTAACAATAATTTAATTTTTGTTTTATCATTCCGTAATTCTTCTTTTTTTAATAAATTAACTACCATTAAAAAATATATTTTCATAGTGTAACCTTTAGATTTAAGATTTTTAAATGTTATTGATTTAGGGTCTGTATTCATTATTTCTGGGTAAAATAAAATTGTATAAAAAGAAAAGAATTTCTTTATATTAACTAAAGAAATATCAATTTTTGGATATTTATTTATTTTTTTCTTCCTTTCATTTTTTTCATAATATTGCTGTAATAATAAAAAAAAGGATTGTAATATTTTAATATTTTCAGATTTAGATATCAAATTAGTAAATTTAAAAAAATTTTCTTTACTAAAATCCTTATGATTTATTAATAAATCTACTTGTATACATAATTTTTTCAATTCGTCCTCCATATACTATATAAATATATATTCTATAATATTTTATTTTCTATTTTATATTACTGAAGACTTATAAAGGAATTTAATTTTTCGGAGTTCTTTACTAAGGTATACATATCTTTTATTATTTCACGTTTTTCTATTTTTTCCTTTTTAGAATGGAAATTAGACATATTAGGGTTTTTATTAATTTCTAACAAATAACAATTTAGTTTAGAGTCACAAATTATATCTATACCAAATAATTGAAATTGACTAAAATTAAATAATTTATTTTCATTTTCACATTGTTTAGTAATTATATATTTTATACCTAATAATATATCCATTTTATTAGTGTCTATTTTATTAGTGTCTATTTTATTAGTGTCTATTTTATTAGTGTCTATTTTATTAGTGTCTATTTTATTAGTGTCTATTTTATTAGTGTCTATTTTATTAGTATCAAATGATTTAATAATGTTTTTTAATTCTGCTAAGTTTTTAGGATTTTCCGGAATATTATGTTTAGAGTTAGTAATTAACATTTTACTTTTAGAGTTAGTAATTAACATTTTACTTTTAGAGTTAGTAATTAACATTTTACTTTTAGAGTTAGTAATTAACATTTTACTTTTAAAATTATTTTGTGCTAAGTTTTTTTCTGCGAACAATAGTTTATTATATTTATTATAGTAAACATTAACTTTATTTTGATTTAGTCTTTTAATTGCTAAAATGTAAATACGAATGACAAATTGTTTATCTAAAATAGTATTGAAAATAAATTCCTGAACTAACTTATAATATCCTAAATTATATGTATTTATAATAGTATTATAATCTCCCTGTATTAGTTTTAGTCCTTTTTTATTTTGAATATTTTTCTTAAGAATATATAATTTATCTTTTTGATGTTCTTTTTTAAAATTCTCTAAATCATAATAGTTATCTAATAAGTATGTTTTAGGAACAATATGGGAATATTTAGTAGAACGGAGAATATTCCATAAATTATTTTTACTAACAAATGAATCTGAATTAGGCAAAAAACCTAAATATTTTATATTATTATTATTAATACCTTTAAAATAATCAATATAAAGTTCATTATATGTAGGGTAATCAGGAATAAAAAATTCCTTATATAAAGAGTTATCAGGAATTAAGGATTCCTTATATTTAGGGTTAGAACTATTTTTAATTTCTAGAAAATATTTACGACAATAATAAATAATAAGTATAAAAACAATAAGATATATAATACTTATTAAATGTATAAAGGAGTTGGATATATACATTTTTAAAATTGAATTACCTTAATCTTAAATAAGAAAAGAAAAATGGTTAATTCACAAATGAATATTGAAGAAGATGGACAACAGCAAGTTGGTCACGAAGTTCAAGAACATATTGACATACATTCATATGTCAATTATTATACAAACCAAAAGACAAATAAAACACAAGAAGAGTTTGAGGTATTTTATTATGCGAATCAAGCAACTTTCTTTGGAATCTGGAAGGAAAATGTGAGTAATCTAGTTCTTAGAAATCTAGAACTT